CTCAAGAGCTTGAGCACCATCGCCAAGTCCGAAACCTGAACCTATCCAACCGAATAGAGACGTAACGATGGTATCGATGATTCCACCAACGCCAAAGATGGCATCGGCAGCTTGAGCCGCCGTTGCTAGTGTGTCTTCAAACCACTCCCATACAAACCCAAAGAGGTCTGCCAGCGTACCGCCGAAAATCGGTATGCCATCAATGATTTCGATAAGAACATCGATGACACCTTGCACGAACTCATCGATGCCCTCTAGAACCTCTGGTAGGTCTTTGATCCACTCAATAGGTGCAACACGTGGCGCAACACCTTTGGACATGTCGCCTTTGGAGAACCAAATTCTTCCCGCCGTGGCACCGGACGTTACGCGCAGCAGAAGCCTGACTTCTTCTATGTCCGTTTGGATTTCCTCGCCGTTAGTATCAGGCACCGGAATCTCTTTGGATAGCTCAAACCACGTGGTAGTGCTAGCTGTGGCAGGACCGATGGCATCTAGTGTTTCAGTCGAAACCTCTTGTCCCTTAGAGTAATACGAACAAATAAGCTGAATCGGTTGTGCCGTACCAACATAGCCGGACCATTGCGTGAAGATGGTCATTTCGACTTTTTGGCCGGGGACCACCGACATAGCGTTTGAGTACAGATTGTGCTCGAAACCGTCTGCGTCTACATAGACCGACCCTGCACCCTCAATTTCGTTGTCGCTAGCCGTTTTTGATGGATCATGGAACCACTCTTCGGCACCGGCCACCGACGAGGCATCGATAAAATCTGGATTTGAAAGGAAATTCACCCGCTTGTCACTGATAGACCCTAGGCCGATAAGGTCGAACAGACTTGGGTGTGGCGTGCCAAAGAGGTTCCAAGCATCAATAGGAGAATCTGGTTTAAGAAGTCTCCCAAAGAAATTCAAGATATCGTCAATAGTTGAACCGACCGTGCCAAGCACGGCGTCGAAAAACTCCCACGGCACCAAAGCGTCAAGGAACTCAAGCAGGCCATCAATGAGGCCAAGCTCCATTTTTCCTTTGAGTTTAAGCGAAAGATCCTTAGCCCAAACACTTCCCGTTGTCACGGTGGTATCTACTACGGCACCGGCACGAACCTTGTTGACAGCAGCGGGAACTGTAATTACTTGCGAGACTTCGCTATACCCGCCGGTGGCACCGTGACCAGAGGGCAATTGAATCGTGATCGTGCTGATTTCGGTTGTGTCCGAATAGAATACAGCGATTAGCCTCAATCCCTGTGAGGCACTTGGGATTCCAGACCATTTGAGATTGCCTTTGAATTCAAGCTCTGACCCCGGCGTGACGGCAAACGGGTTCTGTGTGATGATGCGTTTGGTTGTGCTGTTTCCTGTTGTCCTGAAAGCTTTTTCGACCGTGTCGTAAATCCACAACGTGCTCTCGTTAGAGCCGACGTTCCAAATCGTCGTCTCACCGGAAACTGTTGGTAGGGCATTGTTTCCAAGCTCACCGACACCGCCAGCGCTCCAATTACCAAGCGGCTCAAAGATACTGTTGATTACCTCGACGACCCAAGTCAAAGAGTTAATCACTGGCACCGCAATGTAACTCAACGCTTCAAAGATTGGCTTAAGCGATATTGAGTCAAGGCCATCGAACAAGACCATGAGCAAGTCCCACAGCCAACCGACGATGGGAAGCTCACCCAAGATGCTAAACAGGTCAAGGATATTCGAGAAGAAGTCAACTATGTTGATAGACAACGTAGTTAGAGCTGTGTTCAAATCCTGAATGGACTGAACAACTTCCGGCGTAAAACCAAGGTCTTCGGCCCATGCGGCCATCGCATCGAAGATAAGATCAGTGAACTGCGGCAGCGGTGCGAGAAAGTTACCGAACATATGCCCAACTGCCTCAAGCAGATTCAGCGGGAACGGCGTGTCAGGGTTGATACCGAAAATCGCACCTAGTGCCTGAAAGATGTACTTGAGGTCACCTAGTTCGATGCCGGTAGGTTCTCCCCCGGCAAAGATCACGATAAGGTCTGCGATGAAACCCTGTATCTGTTCGATGATATTTTGATTGGCTTGATCGACGCCTTTTTGAAGAAGCTGTGTGTACGTCGAGAGTGTGTCAACCGAATTGTTAAGCCACGAAATGTTTTTGACGAAGTCTTTGTTGACGAACGATTGTTGGCGCGAGTCGATAGCCCGAAGAGACTTAGTCTCAATCGAACCCGCTTGTGGCGCACCGAAAGCCGTTGTCACAGTTCAAAACTCCCTTTACGGAATGTACTCGATAGGATCGTAATTGAACGCACCCTCTGCCAAAAGCTGAAGCTGCACAAGGTTTTTCGTCTCATCCCACGCAATCATCGTGATCTTATGCTTTTGATTCAAAGAGCCTACCCAAGCCATTGGACCTTGTACTTGAATCAAATCACCAACATCGAATGTACCGAACGGCGCGTTGCTGTGGTATGGATCGATGACGACCGACTCAAAGTAGCGTGGAAACTGTCTGCGAGTAAGAGCACGCTTGGCCCATGCTGCACCACGTTCCTGCGAATTGATGTTCAGGTCAAGCTCATTCATCACTCTACGCAAGCGGTCGGGATCGGCGTTGGCAAGTTGCACGCTGTACTCCTTACCAGGAAAGTAACCCTTTAGACTGATGTCAGAGAACCACGATGTTTCAACCTCTTGCTTTGGCGTTGCCTCCCTTATGTTTTCGTTGACTCTAAACGAAAGTCCTACTTGGTCAACGCCTCCCGCCGGGTAAGCCAGTCGAATCTTCTTCTCAATAGCGGTTCTGCCTGTGTTCCAGGCACTTTCCTCAAAGAAGTCAAAAGGTATGTCGCGGGCCAACTTATTGATGTAGTCGCCGCAGTCTTGCCGATCTGACTCGCGAATGAAGATGGCGAAGAAGTCCTGTATGAACTCTTCGTTGTTGAATGAAAACCCCGGCAACATTTGAGTGCCGCTGACCGTGGGATACACTGTGACGCCAAGGTTTCCGTTGGGAAAGCTCTGAATGTGAGTCCAGATACGCTCCACGATTTCAAATGGGTCTACCGCAATCGGGTTCCAATTTTCAAGCCACGGAAGACCTTTGGGATAACTACTGAAACCTGTTGCGCGCAAAGACATTATGCCCGTAGTTGGGTCAACGTCGCTAGGCTGAACAATGCAGCTAGCCCACACTATCTCGTCGCCAAATTGATCTTCTTTGATCGCGTGAATGATATGACCATACGCCTTGAATTGAATTGGGCCACTACCATCGGCCATTTGCACGCTAGGCTCATTAGGGTGAATTTTGAACTCTATTTGAGATGGCCCACTCAAAGAGCGCACCACCTGAACCTCTTGTGCCACAAGGTCTCTTGTAAGAATTTCGCCCGTCCGAGCCTGCTCGACCACGAACCGCCAGCGGTCACCGTAACCGGCACCAGCCGAATTAGGCGGTGTCACAGCCATTTCCAGCTTTGGCCGCTCGAATTCTATCGTTCCGACCTTAGCATCTTCTGTAACAACAACTTTCACGCGCACCGACGTCGCACCAGTCGGCACAACGTAGGGACTCCCGCCGAGCGTCAGCCAGTCTGTATGCCCTTTTGCATCAGACCCAATAACAAACGACTCTATCAGCGTATCGGCAACCTGATTGCCTACAGCGTCAAAAGCCAAGACACGCAATTGAATTGGCTGCGATCCAATGGTTAAACGAGGGCTTATGAAAACATCGTCCAACCAAGTGTTTCCAGCGGTTAGGTCAGTAAAAGGAACCGCCCAAACACTTGTCTCCCCTACTGGCACAACAAAACTGGATTTTCTAGATACCCATTGATCTGAAGTTTGACCAGATGATACTCCATTGTTGTATGCGTAGTATGCTACTGAAAGTAGATGAGAGTTGTCTGACCCCTTGCCAATTCTAAACTTATTATTTCCAGTAGCAGAGTTAGAGTCTGACGTGTTATACGAATACATTTCTACCGCAACGGTTTCACCAGCAACCGTCGGAATGGATTGCTTAGCAACATCGTCCGCGCCAGGAGCTACGTTATGTTTCAATGATGTTGTGCCAGAATACTTTCTAGAGGTATCAAAAGAAGTGTACGCAACACCTGTTCCCTGCGTCCAACCATCCCAACCGCTTTCAAAACCACCGTTGACGATAAGGTTTGCGTCCCAACGGAATTGGAGACTTGGGGTTAGGGTTTGGCCCTCCACTACCATCATTTTGTACGAAAGCTGCTCTTGGACAGTACGATTCGCCGTAACTTCACGGTTGAACGTTAGCCAGTGCTGCAACAGATCGACGGTAGCCATGTCAGATCGTCTGCCAAGCGTCGCGCCAGAGCATGAAAATCGTTGATACGTTTAGAGAGTCGGCAATCTCCGGCGGCGGGTTATCGCGGAAGTTCAGGTAGGAAATGGTTCCCGGCGTCGATTGTCCGAAACCCCTTGGCGTAGCCTTGAATCCCTGACCAACGTAAATGTGTTGCGGCCCAAAGAAACTCAACTCTTCTTCGTCGTCGCCGTTGTAGGTGGCGAACAGGTGATTGTTGATATACAGATGAGAACTCAATTCGCCTGCGCCAGTACCGAAATCAGAGGACCAAATCCAATTGTCCGTTGCCTCAAAGAGATTCCCAAAAGTGCTGTCCCACAGGTTCCCCCAAATAATCTTGAGGGTCTGGCACAGCCTGTTAAGTTCCCACTTTTTCAACCGATGGTCTGCGCCGTCCTTGCGATAACCAAACCACAAGTAGTTCCGGCTGATTTCCCAGAACAAGTATTCGGTGCGATCTGCGTTGCTACGCCCAATGATTCGGTTGGTTGCCTCGTCGGTATAGAACGGCAACGGACCTTCCGGCGCAGTGGGCATACGAAACTCAAGACGTTGAAACTTGGTGACCGTTGGTGTCTTGTAAACCATTGTCACCAAATGGGTTTCGTTGCCGCTATCATCAAACCCTATGAGTCCATTTGAAACCGAGATATCGCCTTGCCCGCCGTCGGCAGCATGATCGACCCACCAATCGGCAGTAGGGATAGGGCCATCGGTATAGGTGCTGAAATCGATAGCCTCAACACTAGAGTTGATATCTGTTGCAGTCCAAGACAATTCAACGCCAGACTCGGCATCAAACTTGAGCTTGTCTAGGTAGGGACTCAACAGTTGAGCGTTAAGCGACAGTCCATCGTTAGCGCGAACAACACGACGTTGCCACGGATA